CATCAGCATCTTCGCCGTCTGCATCGGCTCCCATCTCATCAAAGAGTTTTGAGTAGCGTTCTGCTTGCTCTTCGTTCAAGTACGATCGGCGTGCGAATAAGAATGCGCGTTCCTGCCCGTTTAGAGTAGCAACGTCTTTTGCGAGGATTTCCTCAAGCATTTGTTTTGAATCTTCGTTCATTATGATTTTGATTATTTGACTATTGTTAATATTTTACTTCTGATCAGCCATTTGTGCGAGTTGCTTTTCAACAAACGCTTGCGCCTTCTCTGGAGCTGAGCAGAAGTCTCTCAGCACAATCAGGTTCGCAAGTCTCGCGTGTAGATGGCGCATTCGCTTTCGGCGATAGAACCAAGCTACAAAGTTCGGAGGGGATTCGTACCCCGTTATCTCTCTTTCAATCGTATCGATCATTGTCCCGATATGCTCTTTGATATCGGGAAGTGTGATCTGATGGCTCGCTAGTCCTTTTGACCACTTCTCGAGAGTAGCAACTTCCTCCGGCATAAGCTCAGAGTATTTGAGATTGTATTTTGCTAGAAGATCGTTGATGTTTATCATATGACTATTGTACTACACCCGCAGGGAGAGCTTGTGGAGAAGTTGGAACAGCTCCACCTCCCATCGCTTCCGGAGAAAGTTCCGGAGCTTGCTCAGCTTCTCCCATCACTTCATCAATCTCTTCAGCAGTTAGTTCGAGCATATCGAGAGCCTTCTTCTTTGAGATCCGCTCGAGAGCTTTGTTGTTCGGGAACATTCCTTTGACTGCCTGAATCTTCTGGATAGTCTCGATTGTTTTCTCTTCTCGCTCAGCAGAAGTAGAAACCTTACAAACGTATCCGGCTTCATCCTTCCAGTCTTCAGTTTTCACATTCTCTTTGAAGTACTTTCCTGAAGAAGATTTCTTGTATAGCTCAACTGCTTTGATGTATTGCTCGTTCGCCATCAAGAACTTGTACCACTTCTCACCGAGTTCTCGGCGGGCGATCTTGTAGAACTTCGCGATTGAAACAATACGCTGTGATGAGTTCGCCATCATAATTTGAACCTCACCGAGAGTTGCATCTCGCTGAGTCTCAGCACCCTTCTCGAGCGCTGTTGATGCTGTGGCTTTCTCTACAATCCCTGTCACGTATGCCATTTCATCAAGTGACTCTGAGAGATCAGGAATATCAACTCGCTTAGTGACTTTGTTCGGATCTCCTGCTACTGGATACCATCCCCACGGAGCCGGTTCATACGTCTGAGGAACGAACTTCTCTGAGATCGTTGCATCGTAGAAAGTCATTCCGTAGTTCCGGAGCGTTCGGTTTTCAATCATCTGAGAGAACCAAGCATTCAAAACTTTGTTCGGAGTTCGCACGATGTCGGCGATACCATCTGACCAGATATCAGTCTTCTCTACATCATCCGCCCACGTTACGAACGGGAAGAAGTTGATCCCGAACAGATCTTCGAGTGGCTTGTTCATCAGCGTGATTCCCGCTCCTGTGACTCGTAGATAGATCTTGAGTCGCTTCTCTTCATCGTCCCACATCTTGATGTAATGCTCTTTGATGTTCACGTGAGTTTCTCCGAGTTCCGGATTCTCTACTGTGTGATCACCCATATCGCGCATTCGATCGTTACGCGCTCGCATTGCTTTCTCGTTTGAGTCTGCATCGATCTGTCCCATTGCTGAGAGAAAGTGCATCTTGAGACTTTGCACTCCTGCTTCGTCATACATCGGATTCGCTTGAATGTCTGAGAGAGACTGGAAGATATTGATGTGTGCTTGATACATCGCTGTGTTGTCGATGTCTGCGGGATCTGCGTTGCGATCTACAAGCCAATCATACGGTTCAAGAACTTCAATAGTCGGACGACCATCAGAATGAAGATTCAACTTCATTATCGATCGACCATATAAAAACACTTGCTTCTTGTCCTGAATATCTTTCACTTCGAGCTTGTCTTCTTTGAAGAACCATTCCCAATACTCATTCATAAAGATCTCCTTCTGCTTATCGCCTGAAAGAGATTCGAAGTGTAAATCAGGGAACTCGTCAATCTTTGCGAGTACTGTTTTCCCTGTCTCCTTCATCAGTGGGATGTTCACTGATTGCCGTTGTACGAGTCGATTCGTTTGAACCTTGTCGCGATATAGCGAGTAGTTTTCCCGCCATTCAGGATGCCTTCGCTCTTGATATGCGATAGACCCCTCTTCATACTTTTGAACTCTCAATGATGCTGAGTCGATCATCGGAGTTTCAACTGATGGTGATTGCAATGTTTGATCTGCCATTTATAAAATCAATTTAATTTATACAAAGTATATCATCTTCTGTGATGTCAACACTCTATTTGTGTACAAAAGAAAGATCCCCCGACTGAAGGGATCTTTCAAGGAGTGGAGATTGCTCTTCGCAATAAAATTTCAAGCGCTTGTGAGTGTGTCCGGATCACTACAACCGGACATCCCTATTCTACCACGCTAGCCCTCACACCCTTCACACGTACTCCCACCGATATGAACTCTCGGCGCAGTAGCTTTCGGAGCATCCTCTGACACATCAGGGAGATCGAAGTCTGCGGAACTATCTTCTGTTTTAGTATCTTTTGACATTGAAAAGCGAACTAGTTGATAAGAAAGGGGAGCGGGTATATCGCTCCCCGTTGCTCGTCTGTTCCGAGCCGTCAAGATGAGATCACCTCCTATCACTTTGGATTGCAGTAGTGACACTCGTACACGAATGCTCTGTGGTACGGACACGAACCTTCTTCGATTTCCGTAGCCGGTTGTTCCCGTTTCGGCGGATCAAGATCGAGCGAGTATTGCTCTGCATTCCGAAACCTTTCATCGAGCGGGAGCATCGGTTGTGAATCATTCATCATCTCCTCCTGTGTTGGATGTGACTCAAGTTCATTGTACTACAAATCCCAAAGCCCTCCTCGATTGTTTTGATTCAGTACATCTGTCGGAGATGGAGTTGTATTCGGTACAAAGAAATTCTTTCCGGATACAGCATCAGAAGCGAACGTAAGCATCAGCGCATCAGCAACATCGGGAGACTCCTCTCCACGCTTTCGCATATCTGACTTCGGTTCAATCCAAGTCTTGCCGTTTGATCGCTTCTTGAATCTGATTTTGTTGAGTTCGATCCAGTCTTTGTGAGGATACAAGAATGCACCTGACTTCAACCACGCTTCAAGACCTTGCTTCCCTGCGTACAGTTCCGCTTTCAGGTTCTCAAACTCTTCACTCTCAACCGCCTTCGCACCTTCCTTCACTGGATTGATCTTGTATCCCATCTCCTTGAGTCGATCTACTACACCACCTCCGACTCCTACATCATCGATATACACTTCATCGGCTGAAACTCCTTCATCGAGCATTATGTCTTTTGTCTTGCCCGCAACACTCATCAAATCATTGTCGAGATCTTTCTTCACGACTCGCGCGTAGTTATCTCCGCGAATCACCCACGCATTATAGTTTCGCCCTCCTCGAGCTACGTCCACTCCGAGCCGTTTGATCCCTCGCGGTTCGAGATCTCTTTCCTGTGCCTTCTTGATCAATTCGTCTGTGAAGAGATAGCTCCATCCTTGCTCATCAACTGCTTCAGCAGAAGGGAACTTACATTCATACAGCACTTTGAAGAATGAGTATGTACTGTTCTCTTCGATAGTCTGTTCAGTGATACGTCCTTCCGCAAGCCCTTGATAGCAGTCAACAATAATCTGGTGATACGCCGGATCAACTGAGGAATTGAGAAAGTGATTTCGGAGAAACGGGTTCCCAATCTTGAAAAGAAAGTTTTCTTCCGGATTGTCTCCAAGCATACGCATCACCATCGAGTGATCGTTGTTATCAATCAGAGAAGCTTCGTCCTCAACAATGTTTGCTGATCCTTCTCCAATCGCATCACCCGCAGATACGATGAACACTTCACCCATCAAGCCATCCCCTACATCGAAAGTGATGTGAGACTTGTTTCGAGATCTCCGGATAGATTCCGCGCTGTCTCCTTTGTCCATCCTGAAGCGACCGGCTGTGAACTCATTATCGAAGATATGTCGGTTCACATAGTTCATCACGATCTTTGCTTTCTTTGCGTTTGGAGCCACGATAGCCCACTTCTCAGCGAATGTAGAAGCTCGAGTGAGTACTGCAAGCGCTGTTGTACGACTCTTCCCGAAGCGAGTGAACGTAGAACAGTGAACGCGGGGATGTAGTTTCATTGAGATTGTAGCGAATATCTCAACCTGAGTCGGCGATAGTTCTACCGGAGAGCCATCATCATTTTTGTACATCGAACGCACCAGTTCATAGATTTGAACCGGATCATACATTTCTTTTATATTTTTTTGATTTTCTACGTTCATTGATGATCTTATCTACTTTCTGTTCTCTCTTCCGGCGATATCCTTTCACTCGACCTTTTTTCGATCGATGTTCTCTGTGTCTGTATCCTTGTGAAGCATAATCAGTTTTGCATACTCGAGCCATTCACTTTCAATAATAACTCAGGATGCTCAAGCTCATTCCCAAGTAACACACAAGAGTTCGTTTTGTACGTGTCGCCATCTATGGCTCTGAGATTGAATCGAAGTATGAATTGATGTGTCGCTTCATTCCAACGCATAATCGCAAACGCTTTCGAAGCTGATCCGAACTCATTCACAATTCCCACTTCACAGATATCTCCTTCAAAGAGAGTCTTCTTGTTCTGATCCATCTGTCCGGAGTACCACTGAAGAACAGAGTTGAGCATCGGAGCTTTCGCGAATACGGGAACTCCTGTCGCTGATATAGATACTCCAAGCGCTTGAAGATCTTCAGGATAGTACATTCGACTCTCATCGAGATCGTACATCCGGAAGGCGCAAGGATGTTTAGAAGCTTTCATAGAACTCAGCAACTCTATTGAGAGCGCGCATTGATACACCGATAACAATTCCAAGTATAAAGATTTCCATATACTAGATTTTAAGTCCGAACTTTTTAGCAATACTCTTGATCAGCTCCCCGATCACTGAGAGCTGTTTCATAAATGATTCGATCTCTTCCTTCTTGAGCTGATCGACCGGATCTGCTTCTGGAATATTCTCCTGAAGGATTCGAGTCTCAAGATAATCGTGAGTGAAGAGCTTCCCTGCACACGTTCTGCCCTCCTGAAGCTCGCTGTGGAAGACAAATTCTGCATCTGGATACATTTCCTTCAAGTCCTGCAAAAGAACTCGTGCTGTCTCAATCTGCTCGTCTGAGAGCAATTCCTGATTGAAGTCTCCTGCAATACATACGGAGATAGTATCGCAACGCTCCCGCACATCGCAGTTGTGTTTGTACTGAGCAATAGTTTCCTCACCAACTACTCGAGTATCTTCCCATTCTCCATTCACATCGATGAAGTAGTTGTAGCCGACATAGTATCCAAGCTGTGAAGGTTTTGATTGATACCACGGATTCTCCTCAGTTCCCCAATTTTTATTCTTGTGATAGTTGTTCACGGCTTCGAGCTGATTGCGCCCTGAAGCACGAGAAACGGCTGTGTGATGAATGCAAATATACTTTATAGGCGGATTGTCGATAACTGTCGGAGCGAAGCCTAGAGTCGAAGGTACGTTCTTTCCGCCCGCTTCCTGAAGTTCAGCGACATCTTCCTGCAACTCTTCGATCTGCCATTCAAGATACTGACGACAAAGATCTTCTGCATACTCTTCAAACTTGTTCCCCTCAATAGCTTCGTGCAAGCCATCTCGCGCGCCGATGATGTCTACAATGTCGTGAAGGATTTCGTGGATCGTGACATACACATCTTGCCGGAATGCTGAGCCACGCTCTCGAGTTGTGCCGGTGTACTTCCACTCAGAATCGCTCTCACTGTATCGCAACCGGACGAACTTATGATCCTGAGAGTAAACTTCCAACACTCCGAATTTGTGTGTGACTGATCCGAATTGCATTGTGGCGCGTGACTGTTGCCCGCGTAGTGTCGCCTTCTCGAGCGCATCATCCTTGTTCGCGAACATAATGATCCCCTCGTATTCATTCCCCTCACTGTCTGCAAGCTCCATCAGCTCAGCAATCTTCATCTTCGCAAGTGACTTTGTGCCGTCCCGCTCACGCACTTCGTAGTTCTCTTCATCAAGTTCAGAAAATCGAGTCCGCTTTGTATCGATATATAAATTCACTCCCCACTTCTTGAACCACCATTGCACCTTCGATACTGTGTCGTCCAGTTTGTGAGTATCGATGCGATATGTGTATTTCAAAATGTAATTAAGCATAGTCGTATGATTTTAATTGATAACGTGTTGCGGAGGAAGGAATCGAACCTTCACTTCAAGGGAATGAACCTTGCGTACTGCCGTTGCACTACTCCGCGATGTACATCCCAATTATACCGCAAGTTGACAATAGTTCGATTCTGATATCCACTCAGCAAAAAACAGATCTCAAGATCTGCTTTTCGACTCTAGTACTTTTCTCACTATGTATCCAGTTGCGTGAGTTGCGACCTCTTCAGTTGATTCATTCATCGGCATTCCTGACCAAGCAAAGAGTCTGAATACTAGATGGAGAGCTTCGTGTGCAAGTGTCCCGTACTCCATCGGATTCTTTGGATATCGTGGAATCCAAAGAATCGGACAGTAGGGAGCGCAATAGAAATACATTCCTCTTGCTCCATAGTCTCCATTGTGTACGGACAAATCAAAGTGAGGATCTTCAAATTTGAATTGAATATACTCTTCAAGATTCTTTTCAGTCCCGATTGCTACGCAAATATTGTAGTCAAACATCCCCATATGCACGAGAACTTCTTTATATCCAATCTTCTCCAACCAGTTATCGTGCTTCTTGCTCATAACTAATCTACTCGATTGATCTCTAGCTTCCTACTCTCCCAATCTGCGACCACTAGAATGAGATCTTTTCCTTCGAGTCCGGTTGATTTCTTTACGTTCTCAATAAAGATCGGTACTTCACGGCGCTTCAACTTCTTGTGTGCTGTCTGCATTGTCGCGATCTGAGTGATTGCTACATCTACTTCTACATCGAGAATCTGATTCAACTGAGTTTCACCTTCTGGAATCTGAGTGAGTTCGTGAATCATCAGGATAGTCGCCATTGTTTGAGGATCTTTGTGCGACTGTGAATCTCCGACTACATACCATTCAGCACGTTCAGCGTACTCCGGAGAGCCTACATCCCACGCATCGATCTCATCACCATTGATCACGAGTCTCACCACGTTTGCTTCGTGGAAGTCTACTAGCTCTTGAAGTGTTTGATATTTCGCTTGCATAATTATTTCTTGATGTCTTTCAATTCGATAATCTTTTTCTTCGCACCCATATTGATATCAGTGACTTTGTGAGTTGTCTTCTCTAGTTTCGCGAGAGACTTCATCACAGTGTTCAGGATTGCTTCGTCTTTCTGGATGTATGCGATTGTGATATGCGGAATGTATCCGGCGTGAGTATTGATGTGCGGAAGAAGTTCGAGTCTCTGATGTCCTTCTAGTAGCTCTGGAGTGACCGCTACCGCTCCGACTACGCAATAATGATCATCACCCTCAAAGTATTCGATTGAATCGATTGTGACCTCATCCACAGTCCATCCTTCAAGAACTGTCTTCACGTTGTATTCGACTTCATAGTTATCGAGTAGCCCGTATAGAACAGTGACGTGCGGATTCTCTTTGCATACGCAACCATCCATCCACGGGCGCTCCGGATCATCAGAACGGAAGAGATGTTCGTCTTTGATATCTACTAATTCGTGAAAAGGAGATGAGTCTACATCTGCCATCACGCAACGGAGATCCGAGATATTGATTCCCATCATCTCGTACATCTCCTTGTATTGGTGTGAACTGATTTGCATTTATATATTTGCTTAATTGTTTTGATAATTGTACCACTCCCCTGCCCTTCTAACAGTCCCCCGATGTTGTATATAAGCCGTATTCGAGCGATAGGGGAGTAGGGGAGGGGAGTCTACTCGTAAACATCCATCTCCTCATCACACTCTTTACATAAAGGATTCTCTCCTCCGATAGCCCACTTCAATCCACACTCGATACACATTGTTCCTGTGCTGTCTGGTTTTGGAGGTATTTTTGATAGATCAGTTGTTGTCATAAACTATTCCGCAGGATCGTAGCTCTGTTCAAAGATATCCGGCTTACAAGGATATACTTCCCCCTTCACTCCGATGATTATGAAGTCGCCATCACTCACTTTCATATCACCTTCAAGAGTTGGAATAGTTACTTCGCTATCGTGGAACTTCCAACCGGCAATACTAACTTCGTGTTGTGAGAGCCAATTCATCAAGCGATTGTTTCCAAGTTCCGCCTGATACTTGTACGCTTCAATCACTATAGGTTTCTTTTTGTATTTCATAAGCTATTCAATCTTACCGCAAGGAATCCACACTTCGACTTCCCCGCGTGGAGTTGCAATTAGTTGATAAGAATACTCGCCCGCTTCATCTTCAGATATTTCGAATGAAGTGTTTGAGTTCATCGGGTAGACTCCTTGCAAACAAAACTCATCGATCGGATCTCCTCCGTATGATCGATTCACTACCGGCTCTTCTACTTTGTTGATGTTGATATAGTCTGTCGCGAATCCGATCGCCACTAGAGCGATGATTGTGATCAGTACGTATCCTAGATATTTCATAAATTATTTTTTATCAGGGAATAAGATGTGCTTGAGCGCATAGTGACCTCGATACAGCTCTTCGTTTTTGAAAGTTTCTCCACACTCACATCGACACTTTTTTAGTCCCCATCCAAAATAATACGGACAAGGAATCGGAGGAACCCATTCTCCCCTCGAGTTTTCAGTTGCCATTCCGTGAGTTTGTAATCCTTTGCGTTGTCGAATACCTCCTCTCATCAATGCTCTTACGTGTTCAGAATGAAAGTTCACTCCATCTACTAGCCGAGCTATCAAGTAGCCTTTTTCGTTGCGAACAATCCCATTCGCCTGAACTTCGACATCTTGCAATGTCACTGTCTCTATTGAGTCCATAGTTTATTTCTTAGTGAGTAACGTCTTCAAAGTAGATCCAATCTCTTCAAGCTGTGGGATATCTACCTTCACATCTTCTTTGATCACTCCGGCAATCTTCGCCATTCGATCAGTCGCACCGAGAGCAATCGGAAGATTCTTGTTCTGCCCTGAGAGTTCTGCGTATCGTTTCTTGATACCTTCCTCAGTGAATCCGAGTTCGAGATGAAGCTTCGTCTTATACTCCTGAATCCTAGCATTTCCTAGCAAGCGGATTCCGTTCACCATTGATGATTTGTACTCCGGAGTGTAGCTTCCTTTCGCATCTTTCTTCGATGTCTCTAGCGGATAGTATGCGGTGAAGTATGCCATCGTTGCATTCCCGAAACACTTTCCGTCTTCTGCTCCACTGTATAGGTGAACGAATCTCTTCTGTTTGTCGTTGAGTTTCGCTCCTACCTTTTCGAGTGGGGAGAGTCGAGGAGTGGATGCAGTTTTCTTCGCCACTTTCTTAGTGGTTTTCTTTACTGCTTTTTTTGTGGTTGCCTTCTTAGCCATTTATTGAATGATATCACTGATTTTATGCTCGTACACATTTCCTTCTACACGAGTTTGCTTCATTTGATTCGTTCCATCTTTGACATCAATCGGAATTAGTAAGCCACTTTTTTCTCGAACAAGAAAACAAGCGTTCGGAATACAGTATTCAATCACTCCTCCTACATTCTCTGATACTTCACTGGTTACGATGTCGCCTTCGTATATCATTTCTCCTTCCGTATCTACCAATCCAATAAACTGCATCGGAATGATCTTGTCTCGATACACCGCTACACCTTCAACAAAAAGATATCCGGTATAAGTATCGTTCTTGAATCTCAGTTCATAGACATTGTGCATTGTTTGAGATTCTGTATCCCAAGCTCTAAATTTTAATTGTCTTTCATTCATACACGATCAGCGTGAGGGGAGTCCGAATAATCTTCAGTGACCTCTCCTCGTCCCTCGTTATTGAGTTCGAGATCTCTTTGCTCTTGTGAGAGTGGAGTCTCCTTCCGGAATCGTTTTGAATCCGGAGGAGTCCATCGCTCAGGAATAGGATCGAGCAATCCCATACTACTGAATCTTCTCCTTCAGCGCTTTCGCCGGAGTGAACTTGAATTTGTTGCGTGCTGATACTTGCACAGTTTCTCCGGTTCGGGGATTCCGAGCTTCTCGTGCGCTCATATGCTTCCGATCAAAGATTCCGAATCCTGCTACTGAGACTCGATCTCCGTTTGCAACTGCATCGCTAATAATCTCAAAGACTGATTCAACTACTTGCTCAGTCTGAACTTTTGTATCGGTGTATCCACGTTCGCGGATTGCTTCGATGATGTCTGCTTTATTCATTGTGATTTTTTGTTAGTCCTTCGGGTGATCAAATTGATCTGATAATCGTTCTTCGTTTTGTGTTCGTTCGAAGTCTGCTTCTTGAGTGTCTTGATGCTCCGGCATATTATCGAGTCCTGTTTAAGTGAAGGATCAGATCTCGAATATCAAACTCTTCTTCTGAAAAAACTTGTCCGTAAATAGGATCATTGTCAGTAGTGAGCAATTCCATTTTTCCTGTTGGAGTTTCCTTTCTTGTATAATCCTCCTTTGTGTCACCTTCAGGGAGATCGTGCCGATAATCGTAGTCACTTATAGTGTCACCAGTTTTAATGTGCGACCAAACTTTCTCAGTTTCTTCTTGCTCGTACACTTCTCGAACAAGAATTTGAATTTTCTTTACCATACACTATTCTCGAATTAACTCGATCTTATAATCCTTCAGCAGATTCCGAACGTCACTGATTTGACCCACGATCTCTGACGGGATCGTGACTGGGAAAC